GAGGAATTTTGCCCTCCTCCGATGAGACCTTTTCGTAACTCTAAGAAAGAATGGATTTCGCCTTATAATCTTGCGATTAATAAGATGAATAAGCCACGCGGTTTTGCAAATCGCAAAATTTTACGAAAAGCCGTCAGGTTGATCTCACGGAAGTGGTTATCACATCTTAAGAAACATGGTGTTACTAAGCTGGAGCCCATATCACTTAAGGAAGCCATTAACGGTGCATTAGAAGATTATTATACCAGGAAAATAGACCTCACTAAAAGTGGAGGATTTGGTTATCCTGGAAAGAAGTCAGTTTATTTTGAGTCTCTTGACGGGATTTCCAATGAACCTATTGACAAGCTCATGGAAAAAGTTATTGATCGTAAGGAGAGATATCTTAAAGGTGAAAGTGTTCCTATCATATTTACTGGTCTTCCTAAAGACGAGCCTCGTCTGGTTGAGAAGGCAAGGGCTGGTAAAACTAGGTTGTTTTATGCAGGAATGTTAGATAGTTTGGTCGTGGCCAAACAATTTCTGTCTCCTTTTTATTCCCTTATGGCGCAATATCGACTTGATTTTGTATGTGCCATTGGTGCTGATGCGCATCGTGAAGCTGATTCAATAGCTAAACACCTTTTGCGGTTCAGTAGTACTGCAGAGGTCTCAAAACTGGTAGAGGGAGATTATCAAGGTTATGATGTATCCATGTGCCCTGATATTACTTGGGCCGCATATACCATTATAATGATAATCCTTAAAGCATTAGGGTATTCTACTGATGCACTAAAGATTGTGAATGGACTTCTTAGCGATTTTATGCACCCATTTGTCAATATACTTGGAGACATAATAATGACTATGATAACCCCCTCTGGTAAGTTTGGAACTGCAGAAGATAATTCAGTTAAAGGAATCGTCATAATTGTAGTCATCTTTATATCTCACCCTAAAGGTTCAGGTAAAGATCCGTTCGAGTTTTTGGTAATGTTGGTCTATGGAGATGACATGCTCGTGGGTGTTCATCCTTCATGCCTTTGGTTTGATAACTTTTATTTTGCTGGAGCTTGTAAGGACCTACTTGGTATGACATTCACCAGTGCGGTGAAAGGTGATCATGAGTCACCTCACGTGACCTTACTTGATGCCAGTTTTCTTAGATGATCTTTTCTTCGATCTCCTGAGGGATGGAGGATGCCTTTAACCCTCAATTCCACTGAGAAAACCATAGGGTGGATCTTGCCCTCTAGATCAGCTAGTGAAGAAGATCAAGTTATGAATTCTTTTAATTCGATTTTGCGAGAGATTTTCCTTCGCACCACGAGAGAGAAGTTCAATAAAGTTCGAGATTGGGG